ACATGGTGGCTGGCATTCTTGCTTGACCGCCGATGAGGGGAGTGCGCTGTGAAGCGTGCTCCCTTTTTTCGTGCCCTTCCGTGACTATCTCCACATGAAAAACACGTTTTACATTCTTGCAAATTCTTTAACGGTCCTTTACATATTCCGCCCAATCCAAGGGGGTCGAGGGCGCGCTCGGGCGCAGGGCGGTGGGGGGTCCTATCGGCGACAAAGGGGAATTATTTTCCCTTTGAATCCCTAAAACCCCGATAAAATCGAGGTTTTCCAACCTTTGGGTGTGGAAAACCTGTCGTAAAACGACACATTCGGCATCTTCAACTTCGAGGTCGAAGCCTGCCAAATGTTGCGATTTCATCGGTCTAAGGTATGTTTTCCGTTCCAAAGACCGCAAAACATCGTTTTTTCATAGCGCAAACTCCTCATCTCCCAGTATTGTATATTTTAGTTAAAATTTGCACATTTTTATGCCCTGCTCTTTGTTCTTTTGGATATTATTTATTATCTTTGCACCTACAAAAGATAATAATGCTATGCATGATTCGGGCAGGCTTCGTGTAGAGCAATATATAACGACATACAGCTGTAATGGCTCGTGCTGAAGGACTGCCCTCTGGATGCACGAGCCGTTTTTTATTAGGGAATGATTACAATAGAACAACTTAATGACTACGTTCAGAAGGTTCAAGAGTCAACAGGCTATTGGATGGTACGTACTATGGGCGGAGATTACTACGAGGAATTCGACAAGGAAGGATTCGTTGCCATTGGATATAACGAAATAACACGTCATGAGATAAACAAGCTGGATGCTGATTGGAATAAAGCAAATGTGCAACTTAGAGAAAAGGTTAAAAAACTCTTTCCTGATGTACCTCGTCCTGGGCATATAGCTTCGCAGTTGCTGAGATTTTGCCGTTCTATAAAACCAGGAGACCTAATCCTTGTGCCAAGCCATTCGTCATATAGAGTGAGTATATGCCGAGTTACTGGCTCCGTGTATGACGAAGCCAATGTAAAAGACGGAAATGGAAAATGCCCTTTCATCAAGCGTTTGCCGATAGAAGTAGTAAAACACACTACTCGACTAGACCTTCCTCCTAAAGCTCAACTTATGTTTAATTCCCGCCACCCGATATCAGACATTTCAGGCTACGCACCATATCTTGACAATGCAATATCTGATTTCTATAGCAAGAGTGATGAATTCCATTTAGTTCTAAAGATAAATACCACAGAGGATGTTTCTACCTACTCTTTTTATGCTCTAGATAAGATATTCGGTATCATTGATGGCTTTTGCGGGGAACAAAATATAGCGAACCAAAAGAACGATGTTATCCTAAAGGTTCAGATGGAATCTCCGGGTAATCTCCATTTTATCTCAAGCAACAAAATAAAAATAGCCATTGTAGCATTAATAATACTGGCTATCAATGGAGGCGGCTTTAAACTTGATTACGGAGATATGCATATCGATTTATCTACCAATGGGTTCATAAAAAACCTCAGTGAGTACCTTGACCGAAAAACGGATAGGGAAACTAAAGAATCGATTAAAAACGCCTTAGACTCTTTGGAAATTAATACTCCCAAGGCATTCCAAGATGCAGCCGTAGAACTGTACAAGGCTCAAAATAATGCCCGGAATAAATACTAAGCAGGATAATAATAATAAGGAATAAGAAGAGAAGCTGCTATAATCCCAAGGATAATAGCGGCTTTTTTTTGCACGCTTGTTGTGTAACCGCAAGTTAGGACAAACAACATATTAAGTACGCTCGACGTGATAAAATATATCAGGTAAAACGTACAGCCAAAAGCCAATATGTTTCTGAAGATGTCCATATATACAGTTTTATTTTCGCTGCAAAATTAGTGATTTTTGCTGAATTGGCAATGATTTAGTATGTTAAATTATTGCCTAATTCCATTTTTTTAAGCCTAAGATGTTAAATCTTAGTTAATATTTGCGTATTTGCAGTTATCAGAAATTAGCGTGTTCTAATCTTTATAACAAACTTTATAGCAAACTTTATAGTTAAAATTGCAATAAATATTTGGCAGTATCAGAAAAAAGATGTATTTTTGCAGCGGAAGAAAAGAAACATCAATAATAACAAAACAACAACGCAAGTAATGAGAGCATTAAGAATTACAAGACGTAGAGCTGTTAGCTCTATGACCATCGCTCGCCACCCTTTAGCAGAAGGCTTGCGTAGTTTAGGAAGCCTCGGTGGCGACAACAGCCTGTTCAACGATTACTTGAAAGGCAACCATGTGTCTGACTTGAGGAAAGACTGGGAAGCAGTAGGTTCTGATATGAGGAAAGTTTTAAACGCTAATAGACGACAACTTTATGCAGCAAGATAAAGAAGACAACAAAGAAATCGCAGAGATTGAGGATGCCATACCGGCAAACGTTAATGACATCCTGCAGGAACTGCCAGAAGACAAGCGAAATGCCGTCCTGGCAACAATGATGTCTATTGAAGAAGAGCGAACCTTTAGCGGTCCTCTTCCTCCACCGGAGCATTTTGAAGCTTACGAAAAGACATTGCCAGGCGCAACCGACCGCATCATGACGATGACCGAGAAGCAGGTAGATCATCGCATCGATATGGAGAAAAGAATCGTGAAGAGAAAATTCAATCAGGCTACATTAGGACAAATCCTGGGTACCATTCTCATCATCTTCTTTGGATACATTGCTTATAATTTAGCAATGAATAGTCATGACAATGCTGCAATAGCTATCGGTGTGACAACGGTGATCAGCCTGGCGGTAGTTTTTGTACTCAACAAAATACCACCAATATTCCCAAAGAAAGATACAACAGACGATAAAGAATAACCATACCCCTCGGTGCTTTCCGCACCGGGGGTATTTTTTGCGGAATATGCACGGAAAATCGAGGAAAATGCGGGGAAAATCGGGGAATTTCCGAGGAATCCATTCCTCGACCTCTAGCAGGATGACCCATTTTCGCGGTCGTTTTCGCAGTCATTTCCGGTCATTCCTGGATATGATTCCGATTCATTCCGGTTTCTTTCCGTTTTCTTTCCGTTTTTATTCCTTTTCATTCCTTTTCATTCCTCATTTTCAAATTATATTATTACTTTTGCACCGGAATTTATTCAATTAATTGCAGTTATGAAGAAAATTATTCTAATTTTAGCCATCATTTTTATGGCTATTGGCGCTAAAGCGCAGAGCACCATCCAGTCTGAGGATGGTAAGTATCCGGTTTATTGCGACCTCAAGGCATATAACTTCTGGGGTGTAGGCAAAGTGAAGGTCATGCTTGATATGGGCGCAGTCTCCAATGGTGGAGGTTCCTTCGAGAGCTTATATGGTGAGGATGGCAAACAGATCAAGTTCAATACCGTCATGGCAGCCGTGAATTATATGGCTAAGAAAGGTTGGATACTTGACAAGACATATTATGTTACAGAGGGTGCCGGCAGGGCTGTTCTCCACTATGTTCTGGTGAAGAGAGTGAAGAATGATGATGAGATTCGAGCAGGGTTGATTACCAAAGAAGAGCAATAATATGTTATTAAACATGTTTTGAATAGAAAAATAAGCGAGGAATGAAAATTTCTCGCTTTTTTTTTGGCGGTTCCAAATATTCTTCGTACTTTTGCCATCGCTTATAAGACGATAGTAAACTATCCGGCAAGGCGACCGTTTCGCCTATGGCTTCTTAGCCGCAGGCTTTTTTTATGCCTAGGAAAATCTTTTTTTCTAACTGGGAAAATATTTTTTCCCAACTGGGAAAATAGATATGCCCAATACATGGCGGCTGCATGAACCGTAAGATCTGATTTGTCCTTCCGGATAAGCCATCGTCTTATAAGCAACGGGGAATGCAGCCGCCACCCTTTTATACAATCGGCTGTTAATGCTTATAAGACGATGCAATATGCAGAATTCTATTTTATTAAGTGATGCGCAGGTGAGACCTGCAGGCATCAGCGTTGAGGAGGGTATCAATACCCTCAAGTGTGAAATCAAGAAGCTCGCCAAGACCAAGAGCGAGACCTTCAGCTATATCTGCGGGGAGACCGTGACCTATGGAGAGGTAGCGATGACCATGGTTGGTTTCGCAGCCGTGATGGCGATGGTCATGATTGGTGGTTTCATTTTCGGAGGGGAGGTAGCATAATGGTGAGCAGAATGACTACAGAGCTGTTTCATGCTCAGCTGAAGGAGAACATCGTGAGAGCTGCTGACGAGCGCAAGCGCCATCAGGCAGAGTTGCAAGTTATAAGCCGAGATTACGAGAGCTCGTTGGACAGTATTGAACGCATGGAGGATGAAGCAGGGGAAAGCTACCGCTCTGCCCGTAATGCTTTCGAGAAGGCCAAAAATGAATATCAGGAAGAACTCCGTAATTGTAGAAAGCTTCGCAATGAGGCAGGATTTCGCAGAGACAAGGCGAAGGTCGAGGAGACTAATCTTTGGACACTCAATAACAATACCATCCAGAGCGATCGCCACAAAATCTTTGAGAGATACCGAGAAGCGGGGGGGGGTACTTTCGGGAGCAGAAGCAGAACTCCTGCACCCAGGCTGGACCAAAGACAAGAAAGGAGGAGTGAGTGATGAAGAAAAGTAGAAACCGCAGAAGACGCACAGCTAAGCTGACAGCCAAGGATATCATCAGGTGCAAGTTCTTCGCTCTTGAAGGCAGGCAGATGAACGCCCATAAAGTGGAACTCAAATTTCAGAGAGACAACAAAGTTGTCGCATCAGTTGTTTTCATCGATGATGCTCCAAACAAGCAGACTATTATCCGATGGTATGATCATCGCTACTTTGCTCTTCGATATGGAGCTAAAGAGGCTGAGCCACTCAATATGACTTTGGCCAAGTGGAAAACCATAAACAACGATTAGGCATGAACAAAAATAATTCAACCAACCTGCACATGACAGCAGACGTCTGGAATGCGCTAGTAGATATGATGAACGTTGACCAGCTGGACAACTTCATCGAGACTCTTGAGTTTGCTCAAGACAAGTTTATCTCAAACGAGGTAATAACCAATGCCGTGGATGATTTTGGCGGTGCCGGACAGGTTCTTCTGATGCTCAATGCATTCAAGCGCATGGAGAACCTCTTCAAGACCATCAACATCGCACTCAAGCAGAGAGGAGGTGTGGCATGAAAGAGCGCAAGCACATCATAGGCTTCGGCACATACCAAGCCCCACCACCTCCACCAGAGCCAGACAAGGAGACTGAGGATAATCTAGTGGAGCAAGCCCTAGGTCAATATCTCATCGACTACAAGCCATACGACCCAGACGATGAGGTTGATCCACAAGAGTTCAAGACCTCACGAGAGATACAAGAGGCACTCTCCGATATGGTGACAATCTCTATCTCTACCATCACAAAGTACATGAACTCGCATGGCTATGACATGGTAAATGTCGAGGGCGGCGGTCTCACCTGGCACCTGCAGCGAGATGCCCCCTTCTAAAAAACAAGATCATTTTTTTTCATTTTTAGTAAACAATAAAACGACGGATGGGGCCTTAGGCACATGGCATGGTAGCTCTATCCCCCAGTACCCGGTAGTCGCGAGACTATCGGGTATTTTTATTTTCCTCCTTTCCTTCCTAACTTTGCAGTGTTTTAATGAGACAATAATATGATCACTGCAACAAAACCAACTTCGCCATTGTTCACATCGTCGCTCGATACCTTTACATTTAAGATATCGGGCGACACCGCTACCGTCACCATCAAGTGCAACGGCATGGAGCTGCTCAGCGAGACCTACTACCCAGTCTCTGGCTCCATCACCATCTACGACCTCGGCACACTCATCGCCGATGCCGTGCGACCTACAGTGACAGCTTCCTTCACCATCGACATCACAGAGCACCAGGGCGAGATCGATATCGCCACATGGTCGAGCGGTGCCATCACCGCCTACTACGCCACCGTTGACATCGACATGTCGTGCTCATCATTCATAGACCGATACTTCCTCACCCTCCTCGATGGCACCAAGCTCACTCGACTAGGGCATCGTGAATATCTCCATGCCGCTGGCATCAACAGCTCCACCCCTACCGTGGTGGCACAGTTCTTCAAAGACAACCAGGTCACCACCGTTCAGGTTCCATCCTCAGCCACACCTACCCACACCGCCAACGGCATCACCTCATTCGATGTCTCACCAGACCGATACTGCGACGCATCAGAGGGCGACCTCTTCGCCTACACCGTCACCGTGGGCGACCGCACCCAGCAATATCAGATTGACCACACAGGCTCCATTGCCGACCCAGTGCTCCTCTTCACCAACAGCTTCGGCTGCCAAGAGATTTTCTATTGCCTGGGCAAGAAGAAAATCGCACCGATTTTCGAGCGCAAGAGTGCCGTCATCGGGGGCAAAAAGATAAATTACCAAGTCAAAGAGACACGCACTTTCGAGGGCGACACGGGCATCATCCCACCATCCATGGCACACTTCGCCGAAGACCTGCTGCGCTCCGATGAGGTTTACCTGTTCCGTGACTATGCCCAGGATAAGCAAATCACCCTCACAGACTCCAAGAGCGAGCGCACCAACGAGGCTGACGACCTCGCTGAGTTCACCTTCTCATACCAGTACTCTCAGCGCATCCAGAATGTCGTGTTCAAAAACATCGACACCTCGTCAGGCAAGATCTTCGATGCCTCCTTCGATGACACGTTCAATTAAACAAAACTCCTTCAGATATGGCAAACAACACAGACAACAAGACCGCCAAGGCCATCCACATCAACGAGCTGCGCCGTGCCCTCGACATCTCGCGCATCGACCGCACGCCCGTTGACCTAGACTGTTGGAAGGCTGGCGATGGTTCCATCATCCAATATAGGGGCTGGCTCGTCAAGAGTTCCTCATGGCAACAGGGCACCCACAACCTCTACAATCCCGTCAACCACCAGATACGCAAGGTGAGGGATATCTTCATCTTCAGATACAATGACCATCCAATATACTTATAAAAACTTCTTCAGATATGAAAAATCAAGACAACATAGATATCACATACGCAACCGTAGGCGAGGTGATGCCTTACGAGGCATTCAACCCGACAAACGGCTTCGTTGAGTCATCCTCCATCTTCGATGATGACGAGACCACCCCTGTCCTGCAAGTCAAGGCCAACGATGGCAATACCTACGCCGTCATCCCATTCGGCGCAGACAACCTACTGCCATACGAACTCAGCAAAAAGATAGGCGAGTCTTCCGTCATGGCGCAAAACAAGCTCTTCAATGTGCTCACCTGCTATGGCATGGGACTGCAATACAACGACATCAAGACCAAGCTCCCCACCAAAGACGAAGACATCAACCTCTTCCGCATGCATAACTCCATGCCACGTTTTGCCCTGGAGCAAATCACCGACATGAAGTATTACTTTTTCTGCGTCTCAGCCATCATTCTCAACAAAAAGGGCGATTCCATCGTGGGTGTGCGCCACAAAGAGGCTTGTTACTGCCGATTTACAAAGAGCAAGGATGGTCGCTCCGAATACGTGCTCTATGCCAACTGGCGCAACTCCGTCCCCCCTGCCAACGTCGAGGTGCTGCCGCTGCTCGATGAGCTAGACCCACTGGGCGACCTCCAAGAGCGCATGGGCATGAAGGGGCAAAACGGACAGACCAAGTCACGACAGGGCGATGGCGGTCCTAAGACCAAAGATCGCATCTTTGCCATCGTGACCCGATTCCCGACGGTGGGATGCCAATACTACCCAGTGCCCTACTACAGTGCCATCTTCCGTGACAAGTGGTATGATATTTCCCGACTCATCGCCATTGGCAAGATGGCGAAGCTCAAAAACCATGCTGCCATCCCTTACCTGGTCGAGATACACCGTGACTACTGGACGGGCATCTTCAAAGAGGAGCACATCACAGACCCTGTCAAAAAGAAAGAGCGACAGCTTGCTGAAAAGAAGAAAATCCAATCCTTCATATCGGGCATCGAAAACAGCGGCAAACTCTGGATAGCGGGCTACTACACCACCCCTGACGGCAAAGAGGTTAAAATGGTGCGCATCACACGCATCGACACCTCTAAAGACGGTGGAGACTACTCTGACGACATCGCCGAGAGCAACAACATGCAGTGTTATGCCGACAACATCCACCCTAACCTCGTGGGTGCCACTCCCGGCAAGAGTCAGAGCAACAATTCGGGTTCCGACAAGCGCGAGCTCTTCACGCTGAAGCAGAGCATAGAGAAGGCATTCCACGACCTGATGGAGACGGTTCACTGGGTGATCATCTACTTCAACCACTGGGAGGAGAAGGTTTATCCGGATGTGCCGCTCATCATGCTCACGACCCTTGATGAGAACAAGGATGCCAAGAAAGTGTCTAACAATCCAAATTCCAAGACAGATGATTAATATTACCGCAGAACAGTTTGAGCAGCTCCTTCCATTCGTGGGAGCTGCTTCTGAAGATGTCTTCACGAAGATGCAGCCTGCACTGGAGAACGTATATTTCGACCTGGTGGCTACGGTTATCGGTTCAGACTTCGAAGATGCAGCCTGTATGGAGGACAGTCCGATATTGGGGAATGTGCGTTCCTATGTCATTCTGAAGACCTTTATCCTGCGTCTCCGTTCCAACGACCTCGTAATGACCGACAACGGTTTCGGCGTAGTATCAAACGAAAATATCTCTCCCGCATCACAGGCGAGGGTTGACGCCCTGTTCAGAGAACTGACCTATAAGCAGGACCAGCAGCTGCACGGCATTCTGAACCGCCTGCGCACGGTGGAAGGATGGAGCGAGACTGTTCAGGCAAGCAACAACATCGCCTCCTTCTTCTGGTCGCCTCTGGTATTGAGGGCTTACTCGCCGGTACGCGGTTTCGTAACTTTTGATGACCTGACAGCCCACCGGAGCGAGATAGGTACTGCAGAACTTGCTCTGCGCAGACAATTCTCCGACTCACTCATCGAACAGTTGCTTGAGGAGGAGCGCAAGGCACAATATGAGCCATTTCATCGGCATGCCATCGTAAAAATGTGCCATTTCATCGGCGCTCACATTTCTACCGGCGAAACGCCCGCTGATCCACATTACAAGGATCTCGCCTATACTGCAGTAGCCAACTTTATCGAAGAAAACATCGATAAATTCCCAAAATATAAGGATTCATCGGCCTACAAGGCCAATCACATGCAAGCTTATGAAAACAAAGCTGACGACCCGACCTTCTTCTTTGGATGCTAACGGAACGCTGAACCTTCACGTTCCTCATTCCTGGAGTGAATTGACACAGGAACAGTTGCGCTATGCGCTCTTCCTGCTCACCCAGGGGTGGGAAGAGTGGCAGGTAAGAACTTATCTCTTTGCCCGGTTTGCCGGCATAGACGTACTCAACGAGAAGAAAGACGGATGGCTCTGCGAGGTGGAGACGGATAAGGGCAAGAAGACAAGATTCTTTCTTGAGCTGTGGCAGATCCGAAGTTTCTGCGAGGCTTTCGACTATGTTTTCGATGGCAACGGGGCAGACAACAGACTCGAATCCATTGGTCTCTATAAGGCTGCAGATGTAGAGCTCTACGATTATCCGTTCGAGTATTATCTGATAGCCGACAACTATTTCCAGCAGTACATGATGTCGGATAAGTCGAACGAAGAACCTCTCAAGGAACTGGCACGGTATCTCTATCTGGATGGCGAGGGCAAGAGCCCGGACCGCATCGAATGTACGGTACCAGAACTCATGGGCGTGTTTCTCTGGTATGTGCGGATAAAGCATAACTTTTCGGAAAAGTTTCCTCATCTCTTCAAGCCTGCAGCCGAAGGAGGTGAAGACTACGATATGGTAGGAGCGATGAATGCACAGATTCGGGCACTCACGGGAGGCGACATCACCAAGGAAGAGATTATCAGAAAAGCCGATGTGTGGCGGGCACTCACAGAACTGGATGCCAAGGCACGCGAGGCTGAAGAACTGAACAAAAGACTGAAAAAATCATGATTAAGACAGAAATCAATACCCCATCGGTACAGGTAGGCTTCGATGCCTTCTCTTACTTCAGAGATCTGGCAAAGCGCAATAAACTCTGCAGTAATCTCGGTTTCATGCCTACCACCTGCTCCAGTCCGACGGCATTTGAGGGTATGCTGAGCAATATGTCGAAGAGCAGAAATTTCATCGTTATAGATGATACCAACGACGGTAACGTAGCCATCAATGGTGACGGCAGCTTCCGTAAGGTAGTTACCTATACGGTATGGATCCTGATGCGATATAAACTGAACGACATGAACGACCGGCAGGAAAAGCTCAATACCTGCAGAAAGATATTCCGGCAGTTTCTGAGCAGGATCATCATCGATAAGATGAAATGGGAAAACGACTTCACTTATCTGCTGAGCGACCAGGTGGACAATCGGGAGATAGGTGCTTATTTCATTAACGGGCTTACTGGCGTGGAATTCCATATCGACGTTAGCGAGCCGCTAGACCTGGTATACAACAATGAAGAATGGAATGAATAACGTCAAGACTCCCGTCTCTCAGGAAGATATCTATGCTTATGAGCGTGGATGGGCAGAAGAGATGGTGAAAATCTGGAAGGAGAAAATCATGCACTACCGCATCCGCCATACGGGTGCTCTCTTCAACAGCGTGCAGGCTACTTCCTTCGGAGGTTCCAGCCGCACGATTGCCCATAAGTTCCTGCTCTATGGTCTCTACCAAGAGACGGGCACTGGCAATGGCTATTACCATGGCAACCCAGGTGACCTAGAGTTCCTCGACCCAGAATATCGTGCCAAGCACCATCTGGGTGAGCCACGCCAACGCCGCCCATGGTTCAACCGCAAATACTATGCGTCCATCATGAAGCTCAACGATATGGAGGGCTATTTCTATGGCGAGGAGTACAAGGGATTGATGGCTGACCTCTTCAAGCAGATGTTCGGCACACCCTTATAACGTATTTTTAATTTGCACCATTCCTTCGTAACTTTGCGAAAAAATAAACAAATACGATGGCAGATAAAATAAATACAGAGATACTGCAGAGGGCGTTCGAGTCCATCAGAGACGAGCGTGCCAAGGGTGCCAATACAGCGAGGCGCATTGGCGATGCCTTCCTCTCCCTCCTAGCCTATGCCTCACAAGACAATGGTGCATACCTCTCTCGTGAGCATGACGATGCCGCCATGGGACTTATCACCTTCCTAAAGGGGCTTGTCTCCGAGGGGGTGGCTCACCTCAACCAAGGTGCACAGTTTGGTGGTTTTGTCTCTGGCATGGCCACAGGCAAGGGCGCAGCCATCGACGGCGATGGCAATGCTGAGGTCGAGAGCATCAAGGTGCGCTCATACATGCAGGTGCTTGAGCTGATAGTCAACAGACTCTCAGCCTTCGAGGGTGACCAGTTCTTCACCGAGAGCGACACCATCGAGCAGGTCGATGACCTAGGCTCAGGTTGCTACGGTCTCCACCTCCGCTCCAAATACCAGGGCTATTTCACCGCACAGCACGTTAACAACGTCATCAAGGGCGTGGTCAACAACCTAGCCACAGCCACCACCTCGTCCACATCTGCCAGCTATTACACCTCATGGATGCGCATCAACAGCGTCAATGCCGTCCAAAACTACATCGAGGTCACCCTATACCCCGACACCGAGGTGCCAGGCGGACAAAACTTTCCGCCGTGCGAACTCATGAACATCGCCCGATTCGGCAACCAGACAGACGAGACCCTGCAGAGCTGCTTCTATGTCTCCTCCACCGAGGGGCGCATCGTCAAGCTCACAGGTGTCACCAAGCCCATACTGGATGATTACAACTACGGCATGGTCTTCGGCACAGTCCCCGAGTGGGTACAGTCCCTCAACCTTCCACTCGTCAAGGGCAGAGACTACCTATATGCCGCTGGCATCATCACACAAGACATCATACAGATAGACTACCATGGCAAGCCCATCGTCACCTACGTTGACAGAGGCCCATGGAGCGAGACCGCCGACTATTACAGCGCATCCCTCAATGAGGATACCCAAAAATACGAGACCTCCGATGTCTGGTACACCGGCTGCAAGTGGAGATGCCAGAAGACAGGCACACACACCGCCCCACGGTGGAACAACACCGACTGGGCGATGATCGAGGGCAACCCCAACTTCACCATCGACTTCATCGAGGCTGAGACCGTCTATGATTACGACAACTTCCGTGCGCCCCTCACCATCGTGGCATATCTCTACGGTCAAGACATCACCGCCGACATACTCGACAACGATGTCGCCTGGACACGCTACACTGAGAATTCCAGGGGCGAGCAGCGCGTCTCCTCCGACAACATCTGGTCACTCAACCGAGGCGGAGCAGGCAAGGCCATCGTCCTCACCCAAGACGACCTATCAGTCGACAGCGACGGCATCCCCAAGGTCATCCGCTTCACAGCCACCGTCACCCTGCGTGACGGCATGGGCGATGAGGTGGCTCAAGACGCCGCCTCATTCGAGTACGCCGTCTAAATTCAACACTCAACATTCAACATTCAACACTCATAAATATGAAGACTCGCAGATTAGACTTCAAGTTCACACCGCTCCAACTCAGCGTATCCATGACGCTAGAGGGCAGCGTGCCCAACGAGCAGACCTATGATGCCGACAGTGGCGAATACGCACCAGACTATTCCCTCACACCTGCCGTCATCAAGCCTACCGTGGGCATCATAGACAGAGACGGCATATTGCAGAGCGGCTGCGTCAACAGCCAGCTCACAGATGTCTCCTGGTGCCGTGTCGTCGATGGTGTCGAGCAGACTACCCTCGTCAACGCCACCAACCAGCAGATCATCACCTTCTCGGGCGATGACACAGGCAAGATCCTCTGGTATCAGAATGCACAGCCACAAAAGCCCATCACCTTGCGCTTCAAGGCCAAGTTCCTCGACATACGCACAGGCGAGGTACGCAATATCACCCAAGACTTCCCGTTCACCTGCCGCAATGCCACCCTATACAAGCCAGTCCTCTTGCTCTCATGCGGTGACCGCTTTTACAACCCCCTGAGAGACGAGAGCCTAGCCACCGTCACAGCCTCCCTCAGGCTGGGCACAGAGGAGTGCGCCAAGGCCAAGCGCAAGTTCGCCTGGCAGATGCTGCGCAACACAGGCTACTACACAGACATCACAGATGACGACCTAGAGGTCAGCGTCTCAGCCGATGGCGACTCCATCACCATAGACCAGTCGCTCATGGGCGAGAGGTGCAGCCTCCGCTGCCGTGCCCGATACAGTGCCACAGGCAACCCATCGGCCGTGGCACTCACCGATGCCAGCCCTACCAAGGTCATCACCTTCGCCCGACGCATACCGTCATTCGACTATGACTACATGGGCGTGACTGACAACCTGCCGCCAGGCACCACCTCCATACAGCCAGAGGCATACATCTACGACAATGCCGGCAAGATACCCGATGCCGAGCGCAATCTCTTGCCACTCTGGTTCATGGGTGCCAACCTCTCCGCCACCAAGATAGACTATCGTCTCAAGGGTCACGGCATGCAGCCCACCATCAAGACCGACCTCGTCGACCCAGGCCGAGGCGCAGTCATGGCGCTCGATGTCAAGATACTAGACCCGCTCGCCCTGGCAGCCGATGCCGACGGCAAGGTCTTCACAGATGCCGACGGCACCCCATTCGTCTGGCACTAAATAATTCAACACTCAACATTCAACATTCAACATTAAAAAGATATGGAAAGATACATCAAAGCCAACCGCCTCGTGGTGGAGCACCTCCACCTACAGGGCGACCGCACAGAGCTTCAGGATGGCAACTTCCTCCTCTGGCTCCAAGACCTCATGGTCTTCGGTCCACTCTTCAACCTGGCAGCCATCTGCTCACAGATCGGAGCCATCGCCCTCACAGGCCAAGAGGCGCGACAGGAGCAGGAGGGCACTTCATGCCAGCAGCTGCCAGTGGCCACTGACCAGAGATTCGTCATCAGTTCAACCAATAAGTCAGAGGAGGGTGAGTCATGAGTGGAGCCAGCAAGAGCGTCAGCATCAAGTTCTTCAGCCGTGTCGGCACATACATGGCCATGATACAGTCACCAAGCGGCGACCTATACCAGGAGTATCAGCGCAACGGAGACAAGGTCACCGTCATGCCAGACTTCTCACAGACCAAGCCGCTACTCAACTTCGTCTGCACATCATCCCGAGTGGCTGAGGGGGTCTCCACGCCAGTCAGCATGCGCTACTACTTCAACGGCGTTGAGATCACCTTCGACTCCGCAGGCAAGTCCAGCGGACTCTTCACAGGCCTCTTCGAGAGAGTCGTGCCGTCAGCCTCACAGCTCTATTACGGTCTCCGCATCGTCGGCAACCTCGTCCAAGCCTCTGGCTATGCCCCCATCGTCATCAAGATGGTGGGCAAGATCTCAGCCAAGGCGCAGAGCGCAGAGGTCACAGACGACATCCAGGCAGACTACACCATCCCAGTCGGTCCATACACGGGCACGGCATACCGTGTCACCATAGCCGCGGGCGATGCCAAGAGCTTCACCCTCAGCAGCCCAGATGACAGCTGCGTCCTCGTTGCCAAGGCTCTGCAGGGCAATGACGAGATTACCTCCACCCTCTATTACAAGTGGTACAAGGCGGTCAGCTCAGACACAGGCTGGCAGCTCATCAGCGATGCCACCACCGCCAAGCTCACCGTCAAGGCCGCTGATGTCACCTGCACACGTGACTACAAGGGCGAGGTCTACAGCGACAAGTCCATGGCGGCAGACAAGCTCATCGGCTACGACTTCGTCACCGTCATGGATGCCTCCGACCCATACGACATAGACCCATGTCCGAGTCCACTAGACACCACCATCGAGGAGGACACCAGCGGCAACGGCTCCGTCACATTCACCCCAAAGCTCGTGGTCCGAGGCAAGTCGCAGACCATAGACACCAAGTTCTACTTCACACTCAAGTCGCCGGCAGGCGTGGTGCTCAACACCGATGCCGCACGCAAGCCGACCGTGCAGCTCTCATCCTTCACCGTCACCAGAGACGACTGTCTCCATGGCGGAGGCACAGACATATCATTAACCATAGAGTCAGTCAAGTGATCATGGCAGTCAAGACATTACTCATACATTTCCTCAAGCTCGGTGTTGGCATAGCCAGCACCGAGATGGAGTATGCCGACTCCACCAGCTGCGATACTCCTCCAACAACAGGGTGGCAGACCACTCCACCACAGTGGCAAGATGGTCACTACATCTGGACACGCACACACATCACGTATACCAATGGCAAGGAGACATATACCTCTCCAGTCTGCACGACAGGCAGTCAGGGGCAGCAGGGTGAGCGTGGTGCCGTCCTCCGTGGTCCGCAGCTCTGGTCAGACTGCGGCGTGGGCTATTGCTTCGAGGCTGGAGAGACTGGCAAGGAGTGGAAGGATACCGTCATCTACAACGACAACACCTACTCCTGCGTCAAGAGCCACGTCAAGACAGCCGACAACTACCCCGGCAGCGCAGATGACATCAACAACGGCTACTGGCGAGTCGGCAGCCCCATCGAGCTGATTGTCGCCAACATAATCATGTCACGCTACCAGCTCGTCAAAAACCTCGGGGTCGAGACCATTGAGATGAAGGATGCCGATGGCAACATCGTCTTCCGAGCCAAGGATGGTGAGGTGTTGGCCAACAAGGGCACATTCAACAATATCGTGTGCGACCATGGCGAGTTCACCAATGCAGTTGTCACAGGTGACCTCAACCTGAGCACACTTCGTTATCTAGCCAACTGTGGCGGCAATATGGGCGCAGCCGTCATGGCCAAGGCTTTCAACCTGGGATACGGTCCTTTCATCTTGCCACACCTCAATGACAACGAGTGCATGAGAGTGGTCTTCTATAATCCAGTGATAACAAGAAGTTCACTGCCAGCCAAGGTCTCATGCCAAGGCAGCAATGATGTGTTGAAGCCAGCTTCTAACATATACATCTCAACCTCATATCGTCAGATAGAAGTCTCCGGGTGGTGCGAGATGATCGGCTCAAACTTGACAAGTGGCAAAACCACATGGATATATAACTATATCGTGCAATCTTAAGATTAATTCATTATGATAGACAAAAAAACTTTCGACAAGGCTCATGACGTTAACACCGTCAACAGCAACCAGTCATTCCTCATGACTGACCAAAAAGGCAACGTCACCAAGATACCGTTGTCCGCCCTCAAGGCTGACCTCAGCCTGGGCAGCCACACATGGTGCGGCAGAGTGTGGAATACAGCCAACGCCACCCCCAAGGCGGCCATGGTGGTCGGCGACCTCGATGTCCTCCGTGAGCTACCGCTCACCCTAGGTCTCGGCGCTTACCTCGTCAAGAATGACCACAGCCGCCGCAAGCTCGATGCCACAGACCATTACAAGTATGCCACGGGCGAAGCCGCCAAGCTAGACGGTTCACAGGGCCACTACCAGTGGGGATGGGGCAGAGAGTTCTACTTCGTCACCAAGGATGTCGGTGGCCTCCATTACGAGATGATCGGTCTCAAGCCTATCCCTGGCGAGTACAACTACAAGATTCCTATCGGCTCCATCTCCGCCTCAGGCTTCGCCACCATCGAGCGCAGCACAGGCAGACTCGTCAGCTTCATCAACACAGGCTCTGACTACCGAGGAGGCAACAACGATGCCTCCCTTGACGGCACCAACCGCACCCTCTGCGGCAAGCCGGCAAGCTCGCAGACCACAGAATACTTCCGTGCCGCCGCACGCAAGAATGGCAAGGGGTGGCTCTGCACCACCATGCGACACACCACCATCATCGCCGCACTCATCGGGGTCATCATGGGCACACACTACGACCAAGATGCCGTCAACACCGCCAAAGACTCCAACGGTCTCTACCAGGGCGGTCTCGGTGCAGGCACCTCAAACTTCAACTGGGAGACCTGGGGCACTTACAACTCCTACCGCCCATTCCTCCCCATGTCCGCAGGCATCGAGCTGGGCGACAGCGTGGGCGAGACTACCTACGCAGTCAAAAATGACGCTGGCACCACGGTCTACACAGCCAAGGTCTCCAGCTTCTTCGGTCTCAAGCACGCACAGGGCGGCTACCTCTGGCGCATGATGGATGACGAGCAGGTGCGCATCAACTCCGATACCACCGCCACACACCTCGTCGCACCATCCATCTACGGCTCATGGACCATCGGCTCAGCCACGGGCATGAAGGCTTACAGCACATCGCCTGCCACAGGCGAGGGCTACATCACCCGACTCTCCATGGAGCATTTGGAGAATTTCGCTACGGCCGTCGGAGGCAGCGAGACCACATACTGGACTAGCTATTTCTGGAATACTTCCAAAGCTAAGAGCGGTTTCCGTCTCTGCCTGCGTGGGTGTAACGCTGACCATGGCGGTCGTTGCGGTTCTTCGACTCTCGTCGTTAACAATGCTGTCTCGTTTGCCTACGGTTACATCGGCGCCGCCCTCTGCGAAGCAGCATCCGAGTGGTCTGTGGAGCCAGAGTATTACGCAGCTGCCTAAAGTCTGCAAAAGCTTGCTGGGTGTCCAAAAGTTTGCTAGGTGTGCATCAGCATACAGGGCAACCGCGGCGTAGCCGCAAGCACCCAGCGAGCGCAGCTCGCACCCTCAGATACCGCCTTTGGCGGTCGGCGACCAAAATTTTTAGCCCATATTGGCAAAAAAACGCTCTTTGACTTCTTTCCATCCGATTTTTTTATTAACTTTGCAGTGGTTTTCTAACCAGGGTGTGACCCTTGGTGCTGGTTTCCGTCTCTGCCTGCGTGGGTGTAACGCTAACAATGGCGGTCAATGCGGTTCTTCGACTCTCAACGTTAACAATGATGTCTCGAATGCCAACGGTAACATCGGCGCCGCCCTCAACTTAAACACTAGAGACTCTCTTATACAGGGCTATCGTTTGCTACCCTGTTCGAGATAATAGGGTCAGTCCTCGCCCCATGGCGATACATACACACACCAAGATTAGCTGGTAGATGATGACAATAAGGTCATCCGGTCGAAGGTTATGAACATTAAAAAAGCAGACAACATTTTTCCAGTGCAGGCTATCTGCACAGATACACAGTTTACACAGATTATTACACAGACTTAACACCGCAAGAGTTATGAGAAGGTTTGGCCATATCTCGCCACAGGTCGAGACACTCGACAACTTCTGGCGTGCATTCTACGACTATGCGCGCCAGAAGATGCATCGCCAGTCGGTGCAGCAGTTCGAGTCAGACCTTGACCATAACCTTGACCACTTGCTAGAGGCCTATCAGACAGAGTCCTGGCATACATCGCCATACACTCCCAAGACAGTTGACTTCCCCAAGCGCAGAGTGGTCAACAAACTCCCAGTCGCTGACCATGTCATGCAGCATGCCGCCCTCGCACCTGTCGAGGCAGACCTGCGCCGCACCATCCATGGTCACAGCCCAGCTGGCACCAAGGGCAAGGGCACACATTATTTCTATCAGCTTGTCAAGCGAGACATTTTCTCCTCGCCACAAGCCGACACCTTCTATTGCCTGCCCATGGACATCCACCACTATTTTCCGTCTATCGACCACAACCTGCTTAAGGCAGAGTACCGCCGCAAGATCAAAGACCGCAAGCTCCTCGCCTTCATCGACGAGGTGGTGGATAGCTACAATCCCGGCATCGTGCTCGGTGTCAAGCTAGCCCAGCTCTTGGGGCAGCTCTTCCTCGCTCGTTTCGACTACCTCGCCATCCGCTGCTTCGACATCCTCCAAGATGCCGACCGCTTCCGCTATTGGCAGGCTCGCTACGTCAGCGACATGCTCGTTACATGCCGCACACCTGAGCAAGCTAGACTGCTAAGTGGGGGGGTGAAATCCCTCAATGACCGCTTCGAGCGGTTCTGCCAACAGGGGCTCAGCCATTATTATCGCTTCATGGACAACATCTACATCCTCCACGAGGATAAGGTGTTCCTACGCCTCATGGCAGAGCTCTCCGTCATGCACCTCGCCAGAGACTGGCATCTCTCTATCAACAAGTCATGGGGTGTCCATCGCACTTGCGATGGCATCGACTTCTGCGGTCAGATCATCTACGCTGACCACGCCCTCTTGCGCAAGAGATTCAAGCATGATCTCTGCGCACAGGTGGCAAAACTCCGCAAGCAAGGTTACTCAGAGCGTCAGATCCAGCTCAAGGCAGCATCACGCCTAGGGCTGGGCATACACGCCAACACAAAAAATCTATATAAGAAAATCGGTATGGAAAGATTTGGTAAACTCGTAAAGGCACGCCGTGCGCGCGTCCCTTTCGAGGGAATGGAGAAATCACAGCAGCAGTCCATCGAGGACATCATCTGCAGTGAGGGTCAGGATGAGAACAAGTTCCTCATCCAAGTCATAGATTACAAGGTCGATGACTCGGTCATTGAGAAGGAGACCGTGCAGGTCGAGGAGACTGCCGCAGACGGCAGCACCCACCTCGTCACCAAGGAGGTGCCCAAGAAGCGCCTCACCCTGCGCTATCGCATCATCGACCACATCGAGGGCACCACAGAGGTCTGGCAAACCACCGACCACTACCTCTATACAGGCTCCAAGATCCTGATAGACCAAGCCCTCAACGACTTCTGTCGTGACGAGCTACCATTCTCAACCGTTGTCAAGGAGCTTCACAACAAGTTCAAAAAGAAGTTCTATAAATTCACATAAACGGTTATGAAAAAGATTTATCCAGCTCGCAAGAGCTTCGTCAAATATGACGATGATCACTTCTTGCTCTACCTCGGTGAGCAAAAAATAGAAGACTATCACCCGGAGACAAACACTCCAGGTTCTTCTTCAGACGACAAGTCCAAGGCAGCGGACAAGGGCATCACCGCCTTCAGCTACGAGGGCACAGAGCCAGACGGCTCCACCAAGATTGCAGCCAAGTCAGCAACCTACGATGACTTTGCCGCAGGTTTGGTTCGCACCAAATACAGCCAAAACCAGGTCGAGGCCATCCTGTGCAACCATGGCGATGGCAATGAGGAGCACCAAAAGGAGTATGACACCTTCCAGGCTTGGCGCATCCAAGCCAAGGAGATGGCTCATGAGGTGCTTGAGAGAGCGGTCTAATTGATAAATACCCGATAGCGAGGTGGCTATCGGGTATTTTTATTTTTCCACCTATCTAATTACCTTTGCATAATAAAAAGCAAAAATATCATGCAGAGAAATACTAAAGAATGGATACAATACGGCTCAGCCATCGTAGTGCTCACCTCTGGCATCGTACTGGCATACGTCAGCTATTTCACATCACAGATGCGAGATGTCACTGACAACGTGCTCTGGTACTTTGCTCAGACACTCATGTATGCTGGCTCCATCTTTGGCGTGGCTATCGCCATCGATGCCAAGTTCGAGAATATCAAAAACAAATTTTTAAATCATAAAAACAATGAGACAGATTAAACGCATTTTCGTTCACTGCACAGCAGGTTCACAGCGTCAGACCATCGATGACCTCAAGGCTGAGTTCCACCGAAAAGGCTGGTCCAATCCTGGTTATCATTATGTCATCGACACCAATGGTGGTGTCCACCAACTCCTCGCCATCGAGCATGTCAGCAATGGTGTCCAGGGCTACAACTCCACCGCCATCAACGTGGCCTATATCGGTGGCATCGATGCCAACGGCAAACCTATCGATAACCGCACACCAGCGCAAAAAGACGCTCTTGTGCTCCTACTCCACAAGCTCAAACAAAAGTTCCCAACGGCTCAGATCATGGGCCACCGTGACATCTGGGGCACAGACAGGTCCAACTGGCGCAAAATGTGCCCATGCTTCAACGCTATCCAAGAATATAAAGACATCGCATAAATTATGAAATCTCCAAAGACCATCATTTCACTCCTGGCAATCATGCTCATCACGACCATGGTTGCCTTCATCAGTTCGGCTAACAAAAACGAGGCTCTGCAGAGAGACCTCGACCGCATGACGCAAAATGTGGCAAACGTCAACTATGACATTCAGTATGACAAAGTCCAAGACTCCCTGCCTGTGGCTCAAAACAATGCACTGCAGGTGAAATATGACGAGCTTCAAAAACTCCACCTCACCGACGCCCAGCTCATCAAAGACCTCAAGGTTCGACTCAAAGATGCACAGACCATCCATACAGTCTCATCTGCCACGACCGACACAGTGCCCATCTCACCAGTCCCAGAGACTGCCGATTCCGTCTTCTCATACAGAGACCGATGGCTACAGCTTAACATCGACATCCCTGCCAGACAATGCCAATATACCGCCTACGATAGCCTCACGACCATCGTCAGCCGCACCTACAAGCACAAGTTTCTGTGGTGGCGCTGGGGGACAAAAGGCTATAAGGTTCAAATCGTCAACTTCAACCCTCATTCCAGGATTAACTACTCGAGATACATAGAAGTAGTTAAATAACAGGGTTAAAGCAAAGATTTAACATAAAAAACTTGCATATTCTGATTTTTATTATTATATTTGCAACAAAGATAATGACAAACTTTAGAATTATGGTAGGTATATTGATATTCTCAGCTATTGCAGCTTTCATCACTCTAGGTGTTGGCCATACTCTTAACAGGATGGGGAAGCATGTTTCTTCTTATCCTCACAAGGGTATGGAAGATGAGCCAAAGCTTACTATAGAGGATATGTATAGCCCAAACAATAACTTGTCTTTATTCTTCAAGGACGGTAATTCATATTCAGTATTGGTATCAAATCATAGTATAGATAAAGAAGAATTTGTGTTTGCTGACAATACAATTAACTTAAGGAATAAAGTTGCAAGAGTTCTCAGAAATTATGCAGCTCTTGAAAAATCCCAAAATAAAGACAGCGTAATACTTTAATATATACACAGCCATCGAATACAGTTGCATTCGATGGCTTTTTTATGGTATTTTTATAGCTTTTCAGCTATTCTTATCTTTGCAGAAAACTATAATAAATATCATTTATGGCAAACAGTACACAAACATTCATAGGCCGGGTTCTGCTTGATGACAAACAAGCAAAACAGACTATCGCATTGCTTGAAAAGCAGCTCGAACAAGTTAAGCAAAAAAAGACTGATGCATTCAAAAAAGGAGATGACACCAAGGCTTTCGATAAAGAGATAAATCGAATAAATGCTTCACTCAAGACATTGCGAACCAACCAAGAGCAGGTGAATAGAACATTCAACAATCTTTCTTCTGCCTCATATAAAGAATTGTCTGTTGTAATGAAAACAGTACAAAAGCAGCTACGCTCAGGAGCTGTCGAGCGTAATTCTGAGGAATGGAAAAAGCTTCAGCAAAAGCTCAAAGAGGTTAAGCGAGAGATGAATGCCATCAATAGCGAGTCAAGAGAAACAACAAGTTTTTGGTCTCGTTTCGTTAACGTACTCAATACCAACTGGGGAGCTGTATCGCAGATTATCGCTGCATACGCCGGACTCTCTATGACCATCCGAAAATGCGCCCAAGCCTATGCCGATATGGAGGAATCCATGGCAAACGTCCGCAAATATACAGGTCAGACCGATGAAGAGGTTCACCGGATGAACGAAGACTTCAAGCGAATGGACACCCGTACGGCTCGTGAGCAGCTCAATGAACTGGCTGGTTCTGCCGGTCGCCTGGGCATCACCAGCAAGGATATGATTGAAGAGTTTGTTGATGGAGCCGACAAGATTAACGTTGCGCTAGGCGATGACTTGGGAGAAGGAGCGGTTGACAAGATTGGCAAACTTGCTCAGATGTTCGGGGAAGATAAGACCAAAGGACTCCGTGGTGCAATGCTCGCCACTGGTTCTGCCGTCAACGAACTTGCACAGAATTCATCAGCCAATGCCGGATATATAGTCGATTTCACCGCCGATCTTTCCGGTGTAGGCATCCAGGCAGGCATGACTCAAGCACAACTGATGGGTCTCGCTTCTGCACTCGATCAGAATATGCAGGAAGAGGCAACCTCTGCTACTGTGTTCTCTCAGCTTATAACCAAGATGTATCAGGAACCGGCTAAATTCGCAAAGATTGCCGGTGTAGAAGTCACGAAGTTCTCAAACTTGATGAAGACCAATGCAAATGAGGGATTGATGACATTTCTTTCTGCCATGAAGTCTAGAGGTGGGTTTGCTGAAATGGCTCCTATGTTTGAAGAGATGCAGCTGAATGGTACTCGTGCCGTTGGCGTTCTCTCTGCAGTAGCTTCACACCTGGACCAGGTAAGAACTGCCCAGGATCTCGCTACCCAGTCATACGCTTCAGGCACAAGTGTCATCAATGAGTTCAATGTCCAGAACAATACTGTGCAAGCCCAGCTGGATAAGGCAAAGAAACGTTTTGAAGACCTCACTGTAGAACTGGGTGAACAGCTCATCCCAGTAACCAGATATGCCATCTCTACCCTGAGCATAGGCATACATGTGTTATCAACATTGATAACTTTTACGTTCACCCACGTCAAACAGCTCACAATAATAGGTTCCGCCATCGCTGTCTGCACGGCTCTTTGGTATAAGGAAACTATAGCCATCAAGCTAAAAGCAGCAGCTACTACATACGCAGCTGCCATAGACAAAGCATATATAGCTACAACAACCCTTCTGCGTGCTGCCATGGTAGCCCTGCAGGCTACATGGGCGTATTTAACAAAGGGCGTGCAAGGCTATATCGTTGTAATGAGGGCAGCCCGCTTAGCCAGTCTTACTAAT